ATCTAGCGGAAGTACTAAGAAGTGTTCCGTTAATATATGCTAAAGAGGTCAGAGGCAAGTTCCCCTTGGTGTTTTCAATAACGCCTATTTCGGACTGTTCAGTTGAACCCATCCTTACGTTCATAGCGTCAATGTACTCACCATCAGGAAGCAGTCGTTCATCAACGACTTTATTCATCCTGCCCGCTACAAAGTTTCTTGTAAGTTTTGTCATCTTATTTGATTTGCTTATCCAATCCTCTCAAGTTCATCAAGAGTCTTCCGGGATGAATGTTGCTAATTCTAATCTTTGCGTTTCTCAATAGCGCAGACTTTTCCTTACGGGCACGAGCGACAATATATTCTTGCACACCCAGCTTGCTATTCAGAATTTCATACTGAATGTAAGCATAAATGTACTTCTCAAACAATTTGTTTACGGTAATTTTAGAATTGTCTCCTTGTTCCATACCATCTGATACGTACTCAAGGATACACTGCTGACCAGTCATTGGTGAATCAAAGTTGATTACTCCAGCCTTGCGGTCAATGTTAAACGTAGGATTGAAGTTAGCAGTCTCAGTATCTAAGCCATAAGCGGCTCCAATGTACCCCTCGAAATACCACATCCCATCGTAGTTCCATCCCTCATTACCATCAAACTGATTGTCCTGATTAAGGTAGATGCTCTTCTTGATATGGGTTAATCTATCGAAGTCAATGTCAGAATACTCAGGAGACAAAGCATTACCATTTTGGTCAAACAATATCCTGCCCTGCTGGTCTTGTAAATATGCCTTAGATGAAAGCGTCTGAATGTTCTCAGACAATGGACGAAGCCATCCATCCTTGTACAAGGAAATACGAACCCAGTTAACGTAGTCAGATGGTAGAATATATCTCAATGTGTCAGGCACTGTAAGCTCTAACACTTTGATTTCTTTGAACGCATCGTAGTTTAACTCTTGAATGGCACGCTTCGCATGAAACAAAATCTTATACCGCTCCTCATTATTAACCAATGAATGGTTGCCAGCATACATCAACAAGAAATTGGTTACAATATCCTGCAAGCTGACGTATTGATAGGACCCCCAATTGTTGTCCTCAGGAGTGGTTCCCCCGTTCTCATAATACTGATACTGCGATATATATGCCATAAACTATAATTTTTATTGGTTTTGTTCAATCTGCTCTTGAGCCATAGCAAATTGGGTAACCTCTGTTTCACGAATAGATACACCACAATACTGAAGAATCTTAGTTACCAACTTGTACTCGTCTTCTGCAGGCACCTCAAAGTCTTGATAGTCTGGTTGAGACTGATTGAATACTGGCTCTCCATTAGCAAGGGTTACGTAAGTCCACTTAGGCTCCTTAGGGTACCTAAAGTAGTTTGCCTCAACCTCATTTGCTAAGTTAAACGTAGAGGGGTAAACAGTTAGTACTGTGCCTTCCTGAGTGTATGCTGGATACATCTCAGTAGGCGCAGTAAGGTTTGAGCTGTTTAATAAGGTGATTCTTGTATGAGGTACTTTCTCTGCTTCTCCCTTGAGTACTCTCGGGCTTACTGAAGCATCGTAGCAAAGAATTTTGTTGATAAGAAAGTAATCAAATCCGGTTGTAATTACTGATGGTAAGAAGAACCGGTTTGTAGCAGGAGCAACTTGAGTCAATGTGGAGGTAACAGAAAACAATTCCATCGCCTCTTCAATTGGTTTTCTCAAGTCAGCGTACTCAGTTCCTGATTGACGAGAATTTTCCAAGTTGATTAACTTGTTGTACTCAGAAAAGTATTCCTCAAATATCTCAAGCTGCGCCTGAAGAGCAAACAAGTTGAAGTCAGAGGGAGATATGTACCCGTAGTTATTCTTGTTTAGAATAGACAGCACGGTATTTCTTACTGAGTTTATCATTATTTCCTTTTTTACAAATATACAGAAAAAAAAAGAGGGCACAAGATGCCCTCCTTTCTACTCAATCTATCAATCAATCTATGCTAAAACGGCTTCTAACATCTTCAGTGAGTCAATTCCCTCGTCTGTTTGTAAGAAGTGTCCTACCATTTCGTATGGGTCTTCGCCATAAGGAACCGATAGCATTTTCTTCTTATTGGTCGGGGTATTGTACCACACCTCTTTGTCTCCATTTCTCAAGATTAATAGCTTGTTCTCAAAGAACAAACGTATTTTAGCTTGGTACTTCAATTCGGGGTCATTCAATATATTCAAGAACTCCTTAGGGTCTGTCTTGGCAAACACCAAAATATCACGTCTTAATTCAGCAGTAGACACTGTTGATGGGTCCTTGCCAAACATTACTCTTGTAAGAGTCTCAATCTGGTCGATACTTAATTGACGTGCTTCTATTAGCGCCTCAACCTCCAAGTTCAAGTCATCAACTTCTTCTGCTGCTTCTTTCTCTTTGTCAACCTCTGAGAAGATAATTCCATTCAAAGGATGGTAGTGCAAGAACTGCTGCAGAACTGGATTTTGTTTTGGCACTCTTAGAAATCCATCTTCAAAGATAATCGGCTCAATGATAGCGTTACCATCTTGCTCATCCTCAAAGGGAGACTTCTGATTGGAAGCGTATCTAAGCGCACGATTGACATTGTTCTTCTCGTCAAACCACATAAGAGGGAATCTCGGGTGGTTTCTTGAAGCCAATGTATATGATAGGGGATTCCCTAATTTTAATTTGTAGACTTTATCTACAGGGGTATGAATCTTTGCCATTTGTTATTGGATTAAATTTGATTTAATTTTTAAAAAGGAGAGTGTCTTTAAAGACACCCTCCATATTTTACTTATCCAAATCTGAACAAGATGAAGTTGTTAGCACCCAAGGTACATACACAACGCTCAGATAGGAAGTTAACCTCCATTGCATCAAGGTCGCTAGTAGCAGCACCACCAGCAGAACCAGTAATCCAAGTCTTGTAACGTCTGTCTTCAGCTTCAGAAGCTCTGTAACGTACGTGCAAGAATGGACGCTTAGCGTTCTTACCCATGATTTGGTCATACACTGAAGTAGAACCAGCAGGAACCAACAAACCAGTGATAGTACCAGTTGCAGTACCAGCAGTTTGGTTCAAACCACCACGCATAGTTGGGTCGTTCAAGTACTTCCAGTCAGACTTGTAGAAGTCATAACCTCTACGGAATCCAGTGAAACCAAGGTTCAACGCCATGTCAACGTCATTGTCGAACAAACCGTAAGATGCAGAAGCAGATACACCACCAGAGTTGTAACCGTTAAGGGTTGCCAACATATTGTCGATGTCGAAAGACAATCCACGGTTAACGAAGATTACGTTCTCTTCGATAGCTCCTTGCTTGTCAAGACGAGATACGATGGTGTCCCACTCAGAAAGAGAAGTTGGGCTACCGCCTCCCCATACGTTACCTCTGTTGTTAACAACATAGAAGATACCTTCAGAACCCATCATACCTGCAGTCTTAGCACCGGAACCGGTTGCAGCAGGAACTGCTTCAATCATTGCAGTCTCAAGATAGTCTTCGAAACGTAGACGAGTCTCGTGCTCAGACTTCAAATACCACAAATAACCAGTAGCACCGTTCTCAGTAGTAACTTCAACCCAACCAATTTGAGCCATGTCAGAACCGTTAACCGCATACTTATCTTTGATGATAATAGGGTTGTTAGAGAAGATTTCGTCTTCAGATTCCAAAGAACCTACCATTCCGTTGGTTCCTTTCTTAAATTCAGAACCGTAAATGAATACAGTACACTGAGTAGATACAGCAAACGCCTGTCCAGAAGCTTCGTAGTAAGCTACTGTGAAAGTAGTTGCAGAAGGTACAGCAGTAACGATTGCTTTATTGAACACACCTGAAGCGTTGTTCTGAATCATTACAGTTTGTCCAACACGGATAGCAATGTAAGTAACACCTGAGTCAGCTACAGTGAAGGTAGCAGTGTTTGCGTTAATTGCTGCCGCTGAAGTACAGTTGGTGTACTTAATATGTAGGCGGCCTTGTTCTGCCCATTTGATTTGGTCAGAGTTAGAAGGCATCTCAGCTCCAACCATTCTAAGGAAAGAAG